CAAAGGGAAGTTTAGCCGAAATCAGCGCCCTCACCACAGCGTCTGGCGTCATCCCAGGCACCCTAAAGTCACAGGCCAAGCCTTGCCTATGCTGCGAGGTGTCCTTGCTGCCTACGGCATCATTGACAGCCTTGCTGCGGAAGGCTGAGTTAATCATCACAGGCTTACCGCCAAGTGCTGTCTTCATTGTCTCCAAGAACTCAGCCAGCCGCTGAAGGTTTGCTAGCTCCTGTGCGTTAGGCGTGTTGTCCAGGCTACGGTGGTCAGTGCAGGTCAACTCAGCAAGTGTGAAGTGCGGTGTCATTTGTTCCTCGCTGATATTGCTTTGGCCTTGGCCTTGGCGTCTGCCTTAGAGCTAGCACCCCAAGCATTGAGACTCAGCAGCAGCCGGGTGGGTTTACCGTTTTTGTACTCTGGACCATCGTTGCCGCCCATTCGAGCCAGAAAACTGGCTCGTCGAGGATTGTCACCAGACTTGACGGGTGGCTTGATGTTTTGCCCAGCCGCCTTCAGACTCGCCCGTCCAGCAGCGTTGAGGCCACCCTTTGGGTTTTGTCCTTCCTTGCGCTGCCAAGCTGGAGTCTTCATTTCTTTTTGGCTGTCTTGGCTGCTTGCTTAAAGTCCTTGGCGCTAGGCGCTGCCTTGCTGCCGACCTTGTTCATCTTTTCCTTGGAGCCAGCCTTGATTCGTTCTTGCTTGGCGTTGATGTTTGCGTAGAGTCCGGGTTTCATAATCACCTCTTTGAAAGTAAATCTGTCTTGGCTTGGCTTCCAGCAGAACTGCCAAAGTAGTAGGCAATAATGCCCGTCCAAGCTGTGCCTAGACTGCCCAGCATCATCAGGATGGCGGGGTTGTTGGAGTCAATCTGATTGAAGAACATCATCACCATGATAGAGAAGAATCCCAAGGTTACGGCACCAGCGAGTATTGGCGGCATCATGGACCTAGTGGCTGACTGCATATCCCTTGCGGATTTCCTGTCCTCCACCTCCAGTTTCTCAAAGTTGAGGCCAAGCTCCTGCGCTTGCTTCTGCAACTCAATCTCAGCAATCTTCACCATTGCAATCTGGTCTGCCGTCAGCTTGTTGCTGCTGATCATGTCGCCAACCTTCTCGGGGTCCACGCCAATGGCCTTGGAGATGGCGCTTACCGCCATACCTGCCAATGGTCCACCCAGTGCAGTGGCGATAGTCGGTGCAATTTGTTTGAGCCAGTCCATTATTTCTTCTCCAACTTGGTGTTGATCACGGCAATCTCTTGTCTGTTGTGCATGATGTCATCTCGGTTCTTTTGGATTTCTTTTTCCAAGTCCTGTCTCAGTTTTTCCCTTGCCAGTTCAGCGCCACTGTTGCTGGCTTGCTTGTTGTCGCTGGTTACCACCAGACTGATCTTGCTGTTGAGAATAGTCACTTCATGGCTGAGATTTGACAGAGCCGACATCAGATACACAACGCAGCTAAACAGCAGTGGCAGTATTGCAAATGTGGCCTTTTCAATCAATGCGCCTTTATCGTCCGTCATGTGTCCCCCACAAGTTGCCACGTAAGCCACGCGGTTAAACCAATCACTACAGCCACCAGAGCAGCCCACAGACCAAAGGTCAGGATGTCGTTAATCTCTGCTGCCCTCAGTGCCTTGGCTTGAGCCTTCTCTGCTTCTGCCTTCTTGCGTTCAGCCACCATGCGGTTACGCTCCAGCATCAGTGCGTTCCAGACATCGTCGTTGCCTGACCATATCAGCATCTGCTTCAGTTCGTTCTCTGCGTCTTGGAGCTGCTTGAGCTGCATCACCGTCTCAAACGCCACTGCCGTATCGCTCTTGCCAAAGCCCTTTGGCTTTTTCTTGACTGACTCCTTGGCGATAACGTCCTTCGCCTCGAAGAACTTCATCAGGTCACCGCTGATGCCATTGATGTCCTTGCCCATCTTGATGGCAGCTTGTATCCCTTTGATGGCTCCTTGGGCAACGGCAAAGGCGGTGAGGGGATCGATCATTTGTCCCGCCTGTTCCACATTTCAAACAGCGTTTTGATCTTGTCCTCCAAGACAGCTACCCGCAGGTCCAACTTTGCCAAGACAATGATCAAGGTGATCAGCGCCAGCAGGATGGGCCAGGCTTTGGACAGGACTTCAAAGAAATCCACTTCATCTGCCCAACGTCAGAGATGCGTAGACGATAGCTGACATGGAGACGATCAAGACACCCGTGGTCTTCATAATCACGCCTTCCAGCCGCTTGAGCCTGGCATTGATCTGTGCATACCGTTCTGCACAGACGGCCTCGTGGCTCGTCAATCGGATGTCTAGCTCGGTCATGGTGCGTCAGGCCAAGTAACGGTCCAAGGGAATCCAGCCTGTGCTGGGATGTCTCGCAAGGCTTGGCAATAATCTTTCCACGCCTGTGAAGGTGTCATATCACTGCGAAACCGCCAATCAGTCTCAGTCAGCTTGTCATCCCGGCTGGTGCGTACCGCCTTGGCTTGCTCTGCGTCCTTGCTGGCCTTGTAAGCAGCCTCTTGCTCGGCAGCAGTTGTGTCTTCTGTGTCGGTGAAGGTAGGGCCAAGGATGTACTTGGTGTACCACTTGCCATCAATCTGCTCAACACCAGACGCTTGGCTGTACTGGTAGACCGTCCCGCCAGTCGCTTGTGGGCCTTCAAAGACTACATCAGCACCCAAAGCCTCTAAGACTTCAGTTGTTGTTGTGTCCCACGCTGGGCCACCATTGGCTTTTTGGTATGCACGAAATTCTGCTTCGTACATTACCTGACCGTCATTTGTTCTGATTTGCATAGTGTGTCCTTACGCGATTGCGAGTCCAATGTAGGTTGCAGAAGTTACGTTAACGTCTGTTGCTGATACCTGATTAACAATAAACCCTGTGTTGTCAGTATCCACGCTGTCGTCTGTCGTGACTTCAGCGGCTGTTGAATTAAGGCTGAGGTGTGGATCATTCCCTGCAACAATTCCTCGTGCGCTGTCCCAGACGTACCAGTCGCCTGCTGCGTCAGTACGCTTAATCATTACAAATCTTGACCCGCCTGTAAAGCCGCAGTTGATTGTCTGTGATGAGCCGTTGCCTGTATATGAAAACACTTTGGAGACGCCTGATACTGTGGCAAAAAGGTAGGCGACAAAGGTGCCGCCACTTTGATTTGCATTAACGGCCTCCAAATAAAAGTTTGTTGCGTCTGGCTTTTGGTACATACCGCCAGAGCCGTAAGAATAATCCCCTGAACCGCCCGTTGAGTCGGTTAAATTTAAAAACTGACGCCTATAAATAGAAGTCCCAAAGGAGTGAAATACAAACCAACTTTGCACGTCATTCCGGTATTTAATAATCATAAACTCAGGCACTGCCGCTAAATTGTGCGCCACAGCTCTACCTGCTGTCCCATTCCCCGTATAGCAAACCTCATCAAAGAAGCCGGGGGCGCGGCGAAACAAGTAGTTAATATATGTGTTTGCGCTGGCGTTTGTGATGGTTGATGTTGTACCAACTTTGACGCCATCCATTACATCCCAAGGATTTGCTTGCAGTATGGTTGTACCTGCCGCTACTTCAGCCGCTGTAGAAGAAGTTACAAGATACCCAGTACCAGTAAGCCGTGAAGAAAATAAAGATGCTACTGCTGAGCCACGATTTTTAATCAGCACAGCGTCATCAGTCTGACCGCCAGTAACCGTTGCGTTTGCATCAGTGCCTGTCCTAGCAGATAAACCAAACACACTCGTCCCCAGCGTAGGCACCTTCATCGGGCCACGGCGTATGGCTATGTAGATGTAGGTTTCACTTGCCGCAAAACCAGTTAAAGAAACTCCTACAGCCGTTGGCAGTGGGCCATTTTCATTTGCGGACTCTGCGGCAGCATTACTCCAGAATAAATATGATGCTGTATTTACTGTCGCTGGCATTGCTCGCATATTGTCAAACACTGTCCATTGTCCAGAAGCTATATTCTTTCGCATGAAGAGCTGGGGCTCGTACCCAAGGTTTACCGTAGCGTTACCACTACCATCAGTCGTAAAGCTCCCACACGAAATCACATTGTCCGTACCCGTCAGGCCAAAGCCTCCTGCGTCATGGGCGAATAGGTAGGCTACGTAGGTTGCGCCTGATGCGTTAACACTTGCGTCAGTGCCTACGCTGAAGACTGTGCTTGTAGGGGTTGTGCTGTTCCACCATGTTGCGCCTGTAGCTTTGGCGGCTGTGCTGTTTAAAACAAGGTATTCGGTATTGGCAAGGCTGCGGTGGTAAACCGCCCACGCTGCTGTGGTGTCTGTGCGCTTGACAATAATGCTGCCGGGTACAGAGCCGAGGCTGTGGGCGATAGTGGTGTTTGAACCTGTCCCCGTATACGTCACAACATCAAAGAACTTTGGCTGCTCTCGGAATGTCCATGAGACAAAGTTTTCTCCAACGGCAGTAAAATCACTTGAGTTTCTTAGAGTAAAGCCGCTTGTTAAAAAACAATTAGTAACACCAAAACCCATACCTGACGCAACTGTATTTTGAGCACCCGTACTATTTGTTACCAACCCATTATCTTTGCCACGAACAGTATCAGTAATAATATTAGAAGTACCCCCTGTTACCCTGTTTTTAATCCATACCATGCCACCATTAGTAGACAAATCAATGTTATTGGTAATAGTCTGTGTAGAGCCGTTACCCGTATACAAAAAGCAAGAAAACACTTCCTCGATGTAGTTAGCAACAGTCGCCTGTGCAAACTCACCAAAGCCTTGGGCTGATGCCGCACCCCTAGTTTGTACTAATGGCATATCAGTCCTTATGCAAACTTGGTCTGCGAGGCAAAGACAGTGAATGCCGCACTGCCCGTCTTGACGATGGTGTACATATAGACATCCACGCTTGAAGCGTTACCCGCCGCTGGTGCTGTACCGCCTTGATACTTGGGAGTCACTGTTGTGCCATCTACCTGCACCACATTGTTGTAGTAGGCAGTAGCACCTTGCGTGACCAAGAAAGCCACAGTCACAGACTGACCCGTTGTCATGGCAGTATTTAGCGATGTGCCTGATGACGCTCTGAAGTTGACAGTCCAGTTGGCTGATGCGTTGCTGGTGTAGTACTGGACAGACTGGGTGGTGACATCGTAGTTGATCGTGCCTGTAGCCGCTGTTGCTGATACTGTTGCCACCTCTGCCGTGTCGTTCAGGACCATCGCCAGATTTGAGGATGTACCGCTGAATGTCTGAGTACCTGTAAAGGTATTGGCAGCATTTAGAACAGGAATATTAGCCGCCGCCAGAGTGGTTGCGCCTGTACCGCCGTTGGCAATTGGTAGTGTGCCAGTGACGCCTGTCGTGAGAGGTAAGCCTGTCAGGTTGGTTGCGACTCCGCTGGTTGGAGTGCCAAGCAAAGGCGTGACCAAGGTAGGGGAAGTTGACAATACATTGCTGCCAGAGCCTGTACTGGTGGCGACTCCCGTACCGCCATTGGCTACTGCCAATGTCCCTGCCAGGGTAATGGTGCCAGAGCCAGTGATAGGCCCACCGCTTGTGGTCAAGCCTGTTGTGCCACCGGAGACATCCACGCTGGTGACTGAACCAGCGCCTGGACCAGAGAAGGCAACGGTAATGGCACCGCTGCCATTGGTAATGGTCACACCAGAGCCAGCAGTCAGTGTTGCAGGTGTCAGCGTGTTGCCTGTGCTGTTGCCAATGAGCAGCTGCCCATTGGTGAAGCTGGTCTGGCCTGTACCGCCATTGCCGATACCCAATGTGCCTGTGATGTCGGCAGTTGAGACTGTGACTGCATCCCAGCTTGCATTGGTGCCATCGGACTGCAAATACTTGTTGGCGGCAGATGTCTGTGACGGCAGCAGGTTGTTCAGTGCTGCGGCTGCTGTTGACGCGCCTGTCCCACCGTCAGCCACTGCTAGGTCAGTGATGCCTGTGATGCTGCCGCCAGTGATGGTTGCAGAACTTGATGTGATTGGGCCTGTCACACCAGCGGGTGCGCCAACTGCACCTGTCAGGGTGGAGATGCCTGTCACCTCTAGGGTGGTGCTGGCTGTGATGGCTTTCGCCGCCAGTGTGGTGTTGTTAACAGTGGCAGTGCCAGTGGCAGCACCAATGTTCACGGCTGTGGCAGCGCCAGCCAGGTTGACTGTGGTTGCCGTAGCATTGACCAAGGCAAAGGTGGTGGATGGCGTTGTAAGGCTGGTGGTGACTGCTGGTGATGTCAGGTTGGTGGTGCCTGTGGCAGTCAGCGTCCCGGCAACTGCCAACGTCTTGCCAGCGCCAACATTCAGGCCAACTGATGTGCCTGTGCCAGCTGCTGCGAACAGTGCGTCCACCAAGTCAAGGTTAGAGTTGCCCTTAGTACCCCATGTGTCGGTGCTGGCACCAACTTCTGGCTTGGTCAGTAAGAGGTTTGTGGTGGTGGTATCTGCCATGATTTATCCTAGTGTTCTTGCGCGAGCAAGCATAGTTCCCGCCTGATTGGACCTGTTGTCAGCGAGGCGTAAGTCTTCAATGCCCTTGGTGTACAGCGCCACCCACACAGGTATGCGCTCGTCATTCTGCAGGTAAGGTGCAGCTTGCAGCAGTGAGCCGTACAGGTAGATGTCTGGTGCCTGAGTCAACAGCCAGTTGGTTGTGTTGCTGACGCTCAACTTGGCGAGCTTGGCGTAGTAGTCAATCTCGTAGGCGTAGGTGCTGTCAGGCACTGGAAGAACACGAAAATTGCTGCCTATGATGGCGTAGAAGAGTGGCTTGCCAGCAGACAGGTAAGTGGTGTTTTGCAACTGGTCCAGGCTGTTGAGTGTCTCAAACTGGAGTGGTGTGATGGGGTTGGTTCCCGTCAGCTTCAGCGTCAACCCGTCAAGGAAATCCGCTGGCAGCGCGTTGTACTCGGCGGTGATGTTTCCCGTCCCGCGAGTCAGCATATTCCTGTTTCGCAGGACGCGCTCAATTTGCGACTCAGCAAGGGTCACAAAGTCAGCAATTGCCGCTGTCAGGTCTGATCTATTGAGCCAATCCGCAACTGATGTCTTCAGCTCGGCGTAGGTAGAGAGTGCCATTTATGCCTCCGTGTCCTGCAGGTCTTTGACCACCCATGTGTGCTCATGTCGGAATTCAAAGGTGCCTACATGACCTATTTCCCGAGAGACATCGTGATCAATGTAGATTTTATACCCAATCTCTTTAGCCTTCAAACAGAAGAAGACATCCTCACCCACGTAGCCCCGCTTGTCATTTCTCCAAGGCGTCTCAAACCAAGGCTCGGACATCTTCTTGAAGACGTCTGCCTTGATCAGCATAACGCCCATGCCAATGGTGTCCACCTCCTGCAGACCGTGGTCATCCAAGGTGCTGTAGATTAGCTTGTTGCCAACCTTGGCAGTTGGTCCTGTCGGCATCCTGCGCCTGGCGCAGTTGGTAGCCACGATGTCAAGGTCATGCGCCATCAGCCGTTGGATCATGTCCTGCGGAAATGTCATGTCAGAGTCAATAAACAGGATGTGGCTGCAGCCCTCGCGCATGGCGTCCAGCGCCAGCTCTGCGCGTTGATTCTGAATCAGCGTACCCTGCATGATTTTCAGGTCAATGCGGTCATCGGTGTTGCAGGCGTGATAGGCCACCATGTTTACCAGGCAATAGGCGTACTGGGTGTGAACCATGTCACGCGCTGGGGTGCAAACCGCAATAATTGTCATACTTGTCCTGGTCGTGTTCTGAAGAATCTGTTGTCGGGGTCATTGAGCCAGCGTTTCATGTAGGCTTGATCTGTAATCTTGCCGCTGGCCTGCAGCTCGTAGTAAATGTTTAGTGGTATGGATGCCACCTTGTGCCACTCGCCTGTCCAGTTGGCCTTGTTGTCGGTAGCGTTGAACTGGTCCTTGTTCTCTTCCACCACATTGGAGACATCCTGCTGAGTCTCAATGGTTGCCTCATCAGTCAATGGGTTGTAGTGCCAGAGCCTGGTGATGCCTGTTGTCTCGTCTTTGTCAAAGATTCGTGTTTCCATATTTTGAAGGTGGACCAAGTTTCCCTGGCCCACCCCTCCGTTTAGGACGTTACCAAGTCGGCAGCAAGACCGTGAGCATTCTCACTGGTGATCTTCAGACCGTACTCAACAATCAGCAGCCGCTTCTCAGCGTCACCCGTCTTTGCCAGCTCCATCTGCTGGAAAGGACGCAGGTACGCAACTGATGCGTACTCAGGGTCCAACACCAGCGCATCACGCTCACGTTGGAACCTGTTCGCCACCACCGTCACATTGCCAAAGTCGCTGACGTAGACATCAGCAGCACCAACGATGGTGGCGGGTTTAGCGCCGCCTTCGATGTTGTAGCGGGTTGCAGCAATACCTGCAAAACCACTCACGCGTTGCTTGTTCACCGGGCCTGTCATCAGGATTTTCGGTGTACCGCCAGAGGTCCAGGTCTTTTGAATCACATTCTTGAGAATGGTTTCAGTGAAGGTCCGAACAGTGCCATCGGTACGCAAGCTGTTTGGCAGCGTTGTGTAAGACGGGTCAGTGCCAGTTGTATCAGTGTTGGTCTTGATGAAGGCCAGGACAGAGCCGGTAGTACGTGCAGCACTGGTGCTGCCTGCACTTGCGACTTGGCTCTGGACCATCACCAACTCCATATCACGCTTCAACTCAGCACCTTTTTTCGCCAACTGGTAGGCCAACTCGGACTTACGTCCAGCCTTGTTGACAACTTCCTCGGTGTTGGACAGCACAACCGTTTTGCGGCTGATCTGGCAGTAGTTCTGCATCCGCACCGTTGCGGTTACAGGGTCGTAGGTTCCAATGTCATCACCCTCAAGTTGCGCGTTGGTTGCCGCAGCTTGGAGTGCATCGGTCTGCCACTCGTACAGCGTGTTTTGCACACTGTCTTTTCCAATGTTGGATTGGAACGGTGTCTCCTCTGGTGAGATGTTGTAGATGATGTTGCTGAGATTTTCACGGATACCCTTGGCAGAGTATGTGGTGAATGTGTTGCTTACGATAGCCATTTTGATTACCTCAAAAGATGTTCAATTGCGGAAGCCGCATCGTTGACGCGACCAGTTTTAGCAAGACGTTGTTGAGACCTTCTAGCATCAGTTACGTTGTCCATTCTCCCCGCTGCACCTGGCTTGGCGGGTTTAGGCCCATTGTTGACCGCTGGCCTGATGTTGCCCCTCTTGGTCATCATCTGGTCGTACAGCGCAGCCTTACGCAGCGCAACGACAGCACGGTGGTCAAAAATATTCTTCAGCTCGTCAGAGGAAAAGCCTAGCTTTTGCCCCCACTCGATAAGCAACGTCTTTTCAGCCTTCGCTTTGTCGGGGTTAGCCCACTCAGGGATGGCTTTGAGCATGGCATCTTGCTGTTGTGCGAGGTGTGCCTGCATAGACTGGTATTGCTCTTGCGCCTGGATGTGAGAGAGTCGCTGCTTCTCGGAAACGATAGCTGCGTGTACTTTCTCGGCATCTCTTGCAAGTTCCTTTTGCCTCACCCACTCGATTGGGTCTTCGCTATAAAGACGATCCATATCAAGTTTAGGTGCAGCGTTTTGCTGAAGTTGCGCCTGGAGTGACCCCAATAACTGGGAATACTGCTGGCGCTCCGTCCGCACAAGTTCAGCCTCTGCCTGGAACGCCCTTCGTTCCTCGGACACTTGCTGAGTCTTGCGGGTGTAGTCTGCTTCTCGGCTGTAGCCCTTTTGGAGTTCTTCAAGCGTGACCTCGACATTCTTGCCGTCAACTTTGACGGTGTATACGGGTGGCTTGTCCTCCTCTTCCTCGGCCTCATCCTCATCAGACTGTTCCCCATCGGAGTCTTGCAATTCCTCCTCTGGAGCCGCTGAGTCAACTTCCGTCAACTCTTCATGCAACTCAACGTCCTGTTGGTCCCCACCTTCCGATGGCAACATCGCGTCAATCGCACTTGCTGCGTTAGCAATATTTAGGTTATCCATGTTTCAGTTCCTTTCATTTACGGGTGCGTTCCAATTTCTTACGCTCCACCCAACCGTTATCGATCATCTTCTTCAGCTCAGTTTTCAACATATCAATGCTTTGCAGCATTGCCCACGCTTGCTCACGTTTTGCAGATTCATCGGGAAGGCTAGACTTCCACTTGTAAACCTGGATATCTTGAAGC